TTTCAAGAAGGCAGTACACAAAGAGCAAGAGTAGAAGTAGGAAATAATAGTGGTACTCCTTACATGGGATTGTACACAACTGGTGCAGCTAGTGGAATTACGATTAAAGACGGCGTTGTTGGAATTGGAGAGACTAGTCCAACAATGCCTCTAAGTGTCAAAGCGGCTTCAAATGCTTATGCAATTAATATGCACGGCAGAAGTGATGGTTATTCAGAGCTATATGGCTCTAGCAGTGATGGTTCTACAAGGTATGCTTTCTTGCAAACGCATTCAGCACAAACAAAGTTATTTACACTAGTTAATACTCCACTTCTATTCGGTACAAATAGTACTGAATCTTATCGTATACGTCCTGATGGTGGATTACAATTTCCTGATAATAATACATTTATTGCAACATCTGATACAGCAGGTGGAACTGCTTTTGAATGGGGTGCTTTTAGAAGGCCGGCCTCAAGTGATGGTGGGCAATTAACAGTAAGACAATATTCTTCCGGAGACACAGCCGCAAACTATCCAGCGTATGCTAGTAGTAATGGTTCAGGTACTTGGGACGAAAATACTGGAGTTTATTTTCCAGAATTAGACCAAGTAGGTTTAACTGCTAATGGAAATCCAACACTGACAATAGAAGACGGGAGAAAAATTGAACTATATGAAAACGGTTTTACAAGTGGAGACGCCAATCGTGGACAACGCGTATGTTTAGGAGGTATATCTCATATTGCCAATACTAACCCAGGCGGTACAGGAAGTGGAACTTATTTACATATAAAAACAAATTTACCAAAAAGTAATATAATGTTTAGATTTGAATATAAAGGTATTTCCTATGATAGTCAAAATATGGACACATCAATAATAGGATACACATATACTGGAGTATCTTATGTTCATAGTCCTCAAATACAAGACACAGGCAACACTACTTATAATTTTAAAACTCCATATTATTCATCAGATAATAAATTAGTTTTAGTATTACAAATAGCAAACAATTATACAGGTGGTATATTATGGGCTCAATTTGTTGGGTCACACACAATGGCACCGGGAACAATAGCTATAGCTTCATGCATCTATAGCAGCAGCACATCAGGAGCATTCTAATGGCAGAAATAACGTGGATTGAATTTACAAGAGAAGACGGCACAGTTGAAATGCGAAGAGAAGACCATGATGAAATCATGGCAGCTGGTATGCAAGGAGTTGAAAATATTCCAGCTATTACAATTTCACCAGAAGAGCTCGCAGCAACAAACTTAAGATTACTAAGAAGAGAAAGAGATAGATTATTAGCAGAAACAGATTGGTCACAAGGCGCTGATGTACCTACAGAATTAAAAAATAAATATACAACATATAGGCAAGCTTTGAGAGATATAACAGAAACAAGCAATAGTTATTTAACTGTTGAATGGCCAAATAAACCATAGAGATATAATATGGCATTAACAACAGAAGAAAGAAAAAACCCGCACTAGGCGGGTTTTTCGTTTTATGAACCTTCGTCTACTGGTTCTGCTTCAACCTCATTAGGGTCTTTATCAATGACTTGCTCGAGTCTACTTGTGTAGCCTTCTTTAGCTAATAGTAATCTGTCGTGTTGAATTTTAGCTGAAACTAAGTCCTGCTCTAATCCCTGTAACATTTGTACTATAACTTTTGCATCGTCATGCAGTTCCGAGATAATGTATTTCTTGTCGTTAAACATTAATACTGGCTCGCTATTGGTTACTTCTGTCATTTTTTTCTCCTTATCCAAAAATGTCTTGCCAATTTCCTTGAGTTGTACTCTTTGCGTACTCTGTCGCTCTATTCTCAAAGAAGTTTGTGTGTTCCACTGCATTAATCTGTTGGTCCAACCATGGTAATGGATTTTCAGTACTGTGGAAGATTGCTTTCATACCGAGACCTAATAGTCTTCTGTCTGCGATATACCTAATATATTCTTTTACTTCTACGGCAGTTAAACCCTCTATGTCTGCGTTATCAAAACAAACATCAATAAAACTATCTTCTAGTTCTACTACTCGTTCTGCTGCACAGTATACTTCGTATTTTAACTTGTCTGTCCAGAGTTCTGGATTTTCAGCTATAAAAGTTCTGAATAGTTTGGACATTCCCTCTACATGTAGAGTTTCGTCCCGAATAGACCATGTGACAATCTGCCCCATGCCTTTCATAAGGTTGTGTCTAGGGAAATTAAGAAGTATAGCAAAACTACTAAATAGTTGTACTCCTTCTGTAAATCCGCTGTACACAGCCATTGTTTTTGCCATTTCATGCTTATCTCTCATATTAAAATCAGTTAGATACTCATGTTTATCTGACATTGCTTGAATCTCTGTAAACTTTTGATATTCATCATCTGATTTACCGAGAGTCTCTAGTAGTAAAGAGTATGCTTCTTGGTGAACTGCTTCCATTGCAGCAAAGCTCACTAGCATCATTCTTACTTCTGGTTGTTTGAATGTTGGTAAATAGTGCTTTGCATATCCACAACATACATCTACATCTGCCTGAGTAAAGAATCGGAAGATATTATCTACTAATGCTTTGTTCTCAGGGGTTAGTTTTTCTTTATAGTCTTTTATATCGTCTTGTAACGGTACTTCTTCTGGCATCCAATGCATTTGCTGTTGCTTTTTATACATCTCAAATGCCCAAGGGTAGTTAAAAGGTTTATAATAGTCTCTTTCTTCTAATAAGTTCATTTATCCCTCACAACTTAGACAATCTGATTGCTCAAAGATTATCTCTCTTTTTGCCTGACTTGCTACATTGTCTGCTCTACCAATGGCTTCACTACGTAGGTAATAAAGTGTTTTCATATTCTTAGCCCATGCTAACATATGAACATTGTGTAGGTCTCCTTTGTTTACATCAGGTGGGAAAAATAGATTCACACTTTGAGACTGACAAATAAATTCTTGTCTCATACTAGCGTGTTCTACTACCCATGCTTGATTAATTTCTACTGCTGTTTTAAAAACTTCTCTTTCATCAGCTGAAAGAAAGTCAAGGTGTTGACAGCTACCTTTGTTTGCTATAATGCTTGACCATGTTGAATCATCATTATTTCCATACTTGTCTAGTACTTCTTCTAAAAATTTGTTTTTCATCAAGTAAGACCCAGACTTAGTTTTTTGTGTAAAAGCGTTTGCTCTATAAGGCTCAATACTTGGACTTGTGTTTCCACAAATAATACTAGAACTTGCATTAGGAGCTATAGCTAACAGATGAGCATTTCTTACTGAAGCAGTATCATCATCAGGGCATGCCCCTCTTTCTACTGCAAGTTTATGTGTCTCAGCTTCTGCTTGACTCTTAATGTGTTTAAATATTACCATATTAGTACTAGTAGCCATCATACTTTCAAAAGGAATATTATTCTTTTGCAAGTGTGCATGAAAACCCATAGCACCAAGACCAATACTTCTTTCTCTAGAAGCACTATACTTTGCTCTTTCTAACTCATCAGGTGCGTTCGCTATAAAATGCGTCAAAACATTATCTAGAAAACGTACTAAGTCAGGTATAAAAGCAGGTGTATTTTTCCATTCGTCAAAATACTCCAGATTTACACTTGATAAACAACATACTGCTGTTCTTTCTTCGTTTGTTGCGAGTGTAATTTCAGAACAAAGATTAGAATGATTGACTTTTAGTCCTTTTCTTTTTTGAAAGTCTGGCAAATCTGATTGCACAGCATCTTCAAACATAAGATAAGGTTCTCCTGTTTCCATTCTATTTTGTAGTAGTTTTACCCATAAAGTTCTTGCACTTACTACTTTCTTAACTTCTCCACTATGTGGGTCTCTAAGTTCCCAGCTATCATCAAAACCTTCTAGTTTAGTTGCCTTATGAATTATTTCCATAAACTCATCTGGTATAACTACACCATGATGTAAGTTTGTACACTTACGGTTTATATCTCCACCTGTAGGCTTTCTAATATCTAAAAACTCCTCTATTTCCGGGTGAGACATGTGTAGATAGGAAGCATAACTACCTCTACGAGTTACACCTTGTGAAAAAGCTAACATTTCTGCGTCAACTACTTTCATAAAAGGAACTACACCTGTAGACTCTGAGCCTTTAGATGTTTTAGTGCCTTGTGACCTAACATCACTCCAGCCACCACCTATACCACCGCCCATTGAGGACAAGTAGGCATTTTCTGTATAATGTCCAGTAATTCCTTCTCTACTATCTTCTATATAATTAAGAAAACAACTAATAGGTAAGCCTCGTTTAGTTCCACCATTCGATAACACAGGAGTTGCAAACATAAACCATAGTTTACTAGCATAATCATATATTCTCTGAGCGTGAGCTTCATCATCAGCAAAAGCTTCAGCAGCTCTTGCAAAGGCTTCTTGTGGGCTTTGTTCATCGCCAACAAGGTATCTATCTTGTAGAGTAAGTTTACTGAACTCTGTTAGTAAATCATCTTTACTATAGTCAATCTGTATCATTCAAATACTCCAATATTTGTGAGGACAAGTCCTCTAAGTTCATGTCTGCTTCGATTAATGCTTGTTCTGAATAACTCTCCAAATCCATGAGTTCAGCATTAAGTAATAATCTATCTGCGTTTTCGTTGAGAGACTGTATAAATTTATACTTGCTGTCAATAGGACAGGCGTTGTATATATCAAATAAGTCTCCATATTGTTCAATAAGTGAGACAGCCCTCTTAGGACCGATTCCTGCTATACCAGGGACATTATCACCTGTATCACCTGCTAGACATTTGAGTGTCAGATATTTATCTGGCTCAACATCATAGTGGTCTTCCCAATTATCTAAAGTTATTTCTTTTCTAGTTACTGTACTAAATCTAGAAACATTTTCTTGTATAAGTAAGTCCCAGTCTCTATCTGATGATATCAACCAAATTTCTCCTATACCAAATTCTTTTTTCTTTCCAACTATCCAAGCTGCTAAATCGTCAGCCTCTAGTCCTTTTTGTTTTATTGTTAAATGTCCTCTACTTTTTAGTTGTGTAAAGGCATTACTAAATTCTCCCATAAACTGGGCAAATTCTGCTTTTTCTTGTTCGGTTTGCTCCGCATACTTATCCGACCGATTCGCTTTGTAATCGGGGGCTAATCTTTTTCTGTAGGTACTTCCACCATCTGCAAGTACAACTATGTTTCCACAGTCATACGACTTTGCGAGACTTTCAACAGTTCTTACATAGTCGTGTTTAAACTCGAGCTGTTTAGAGTGCTTCCACCTAAAGGCTACGTTTAGACCATCAACTATCAGTAAGTTCCCATTCTGGATCTGGTTCCCAAGGCTTGAGAAGTTTATCGCCATTTGTAAATTCCAATTTTTCGTTTTCTAGCCACTTTTCTGCGTTCATTATATATGCACCGAGCCAGTTTATGTACATATATCTTTTTTCTTTTATTGGTTTGCGTGTAGTCGCAACAAACCAATTTGAGTAGTTTTGTTTCATCAATATGATAGGCTCTTGCTTCATCTGCTGTGCCTGTAATATTGCTTTGTTCCACCACTTTACAAAATTATTACTTTTCTGTGTAAAGATTTTGTGAGTAAAACCCATATCCTTATAGTGTTTGACTTCTATAAGGAATAGGTTATGTTTATTTTCGACATATAAATCTCCTTTAATTTTACCACTACCACTACCGGGTGTCTGTGTAAAGTCTAAGTTTGTATGTCTTTTTAATAGAGCTGCTACTTCTTTCTCAGCTTTAGTTCCTTTTTGTCTTGCGTTTACCAATTTTAATCATTTCCTTCAATGTTGTTTAAATATCTTGCCTGTTCTATTTTTGCTCTTTCTAAACTGTCCATTTCATTTAATACACAGTCAGGGCATTTCATGCCTATAGGCAAATATACTTTTTTGTTTGAGTGCGGACACTCATGATACCAAAAGGTATCGCCTTCTTTATGAACCATATTACTCCAAACGACTAATATTTTCCTCTTTAATTACTTCAATCTTTGCTAGAAGTGGGTGAGTCCAGCCATGAGATACTAGGTAAGTATTTAAATCTTCCCCAAGTAGTATCTCTACTAACTTCTCTTTACCCTCATCATCTAGTACACTTATTATTTCATCAAGAAAGAGTGTATTAATCCTTGAACTAGAAATACTACTCATTAGTTTTCGTATTGCTAGTAGTGTTGCGGTGTTAACTCTTGCAAGTT